GGAAAGGAGGCGACCAGACGGCGCAACGCAGAACATGTGGAAAAGATAATAGCTGATTTTTTCCACGATGGTTGAGAGGGGGGTGCTATTGGATATGGCAAACCTCCGAGGCGTAATCCGTGAGTGCCCCGTAGATGTAATCATTGAAAAAGTAAAATCAGAAATATGAGCAAGACAATCGAAGAAGCGGCATGGGATTATTCAGATTCCCAACGCATGGCAATAGAAGATGATAGAGCAACCGCATACGCAAAAGGCTTCATTGCAGGTTCAGACTTCGCCCTCGCCCACCAATGGCGCAGCGTGGAGGAGGAACTGCCGGAAATTCCGAATGGTAAAAAGATGATAAGAGTGCTTGCATGGATTGGTGACGAGCCTCTTGTATGCTGGTACACTTGTCATGGAAGATTCATCACCACGCTTGCCGCCAAAGAGAAGTATTCTTATGACTGTATGGCAAAAGTCAAAGTTCACTTATCTTCTGAGCGCGAAGATGTGACAGAAATAGTGACACATTGGATACCGATTCCCTCCCTCCCCGACACAAACACCGAGAAGAAATGACAGACAAGACCCTCGAAGCCCTCGGCAAGACAGCGGACATGATATTCGCTCTGCATTTTGCCCTCAAAGAACAGAAAGAGCAAATCGGATTCGCACCTCTCGAACTTGGCGAGGCTATAGGCTCTCTTGCCGAAGCCGAGCGGTATCTGAGAAGTGCAATCCTAAAAATGAAAGGAATATGAAGCATTTGTTAACCCCCGAGCAATCCGCAACGCTCATAGCCAAAGGCATAAGCGCGGACAAGGCGAGCGAAATAAAAGAATATGACGATGAGGTGTCACAGTGGACCCATAAGGGGTACCCACTATTCGCTTTTGCCGATTTGCTCTCGCTCCTGCCGAAAACTATCAATCCCGGACGCTACTACCTTGATTTGAGTTACGGCTTCGGTGATTGGACTGCATCATATATCCTTTGGGATAATTGCGATGGGGGAACCTACATCAGAGACACGCAAGGAGAAAAGACCGCAGATGAATTAGTGGACGCGCTCTACAAGTTGCTTCTATGGGCTATCGACCACAACCACATTAAACTTGACTGAGGATGACGAAAAGAAACAGATTGCGCAAGGCTTGGCAAAGGAATTGGAAGTTCTACATGGTGAAAGGTGTGTACTTCTGCATGGGAACTTCCATAAAGTATTGTCCGACTCCGAAACAACTTTCAAAGTATCTAAAACGTGAGAGCCGCGCCCTACGCGAAGTTTGACAAAATAAGGAGGAAAAGAAAATGACAGTAAAAGAACTGAAAGAAGCCATCGCCGCCTATCCCGATGATATGGAGGTGATGATAGAGAGTGCCAAGAACGCATTAGGAACATTCAGCGTCCATGACGTAGAGAAGTGGTCTGCTGAATATCTTGAAAGTAATTGGCGCGAAATACAAGGTGATGTATGCTTAATAAGATTCAGATGAAAAAGAAATACCGCAGAGCCGTGTGGATAAGCATTATGGGACTTCCCTTGCTGATTGTCTGTGGATGCGACCGCATATACGCTTTCATACATGGACTTAACTACAAACTCAAAACAAAACTGAGAGTATATGACACCGACCCCGACTGACCAGCGACCGCAGGAGTGCTTCCGCCTCATGGGAATGGACGATGCCGACATAGACAAAATAGACGCATACCGCGTCAAGACCGTGCTTAAAAGCGGCAAGGTCAAGGGAAAACCCATCCCCAAGACCGCACGGTACAAGCTCGCAGGCAACAGTATAGTCGTAGACGTCCTCTACCACCTCTTCCGCAACATGTTCATCCCTACCTACGCCGCCGAGCCGAAGCGGCACGAGCCCTCCCTCGCCGACTTCTGGTAAAAGACGATTTCTGCACCCAAAACTTAAAAATGTTCCACCAATCAACATGGCTATTTTTACACCATGGCAAGCCTACTGACACATACACGCCGTCACGACATCACATTTAACCGCAATGGATGCATACGTATAGCATCGCGGATTGTCCGCATGCTCTCCATCTCCCCTGGTGACAGTATAAACATTGATCTGCACAATGGAGAATATCTGCTTTATGTCACACGCCACACAAATAGTTCTTGCAGATATGAAGCACAGTGCTACCCCAGCAAAGGAAACAATCGCAATTACTGTGCAAACTCCGTCAGACTGTGCCGCGCGCTTTTTGCATCTGTCGGATATGATAATACTAAACGTGTTTCATATGCCGTGGGCGATCCGATTGAATTGGATGACAAAACATACGTTCCTATAATCACACGTCAACCATTATGAATAAGGACATCAAATACAACGGCTACTCGGCAGTGCCGTCAGACTACGAATGTCAGGACGGCGAACTTGCCATGAGCCTCAATCTCGTGCCTGAAGATGGCGCCATCCACCCCATCACGCCACCGGTCCCCGTATTCCAGCCCTCCAGCCAGTCCCTTAAAGCCATCTATATCCACAAGACATCAGCTTTCACACATTACATCCTATTTGACGAGCAAGCGGATACTAACAACGTCTATTGGTTTAGCTGGGTTGATTCAGATGACATAGACCGCGACACCCGACAGCTTAAAGCTGGTAAATCACCAATTGATTTTTATTCTATTGACACCAGCGATGTAGCAACCCAGATTGAAGCCGTAGGCAATACGCTGATTATACTTACCAATGGCCGCTTGAACTATTTTCTGTGGCAAGCCGGCAAGTCTCAATACATCTTTCTTGGCAACAGACTCCCCGAAATTTCGCTCTCATTCGGATTGAAGGTGGAGATGGTCTACACTGATCCTTATGATATATCCACACAAGGACTTCCCAATAATGGTCAACAATTTGACAGTTTCACAGCTGACAGCGAAAGCGGAATCATGCGTCGCGATGCCGTCACCCAAAGCGTCCTCGGTCAGATTAACAAATACATAGCAGAGCAGTCCAATAAAAACGGACGCTTCCTTATGCCTTTCTTCGTTCGCTATGCTCTCAGGCTCTTTGACGGCTCGCTCGTCCTCCATTCCTCGCCAGTCCTCATGATACCCGCCGCTGCGCAGAATCCCACCGTTGTTGCATTCTATTTTACCCGTGACGGCTATCCTGACACCTTCGATGTTGCCGTGTGCCGCACTGCCGGCATCGTCGCATCTCTCGATTATCGCCTTATAGACCATCCCTCCAGGATTGCCGAAATCAGAGAGAAATGGGGCGACATCATATCCTCCGTTGACATATTCATCTCTAAACCCATCTACATCTATGATCAGAATGGTTATGTCACCGGCATCATAGGTCATCAGCTCAATGAGGACCTTGTCATCCATGGACAATTAGGCCATGGAGGCTACGCAATGGGCAGCTTCCGAGGCGGAGCTTACGGCCTTCATACATTTCCAGCCCTTTGGGGTGCGACCTATGGGGAATACGAAGGTGCTTCGTTCGCCATCCCCCGTCGCGATGACGAAGCCGTCAAGCGCGACATTGAATCCAACTCCCTCTTCTATTTCCTCAAAAGCTACACACTTGACCAGCTCAGCACCGTTCGTACCACCATAGACATTCCTAAAGACTATCTCGGCTCACTCGTCACCCGTGAAGTCATGACCGATGACTATGACAGCCACGACACACTCATGCCGGCCATGATGTATGCCTACAATTCTCGGCTCAACCTCGCCGGAGGCAAGAAGAAACTGTTCTCACTCCTCGCCCCTGATGACCTCTTCCCTTACGCCGGTCCATCCGCCACCCAGATAGACTCCGCCATGCAGCCCTGCACACCCATCTACTGTATCAGTCAGGACGGACGTGACATCGCGCTTTCAGGAAAAGCCGGACTGCTCTGCACCGATGTCCCGGTGCCGCCTTGGATGTTCTTCCCCAACGTCAACGCCAAGAAAGCCATCTTGCAGATAGGAACAGACTCCGGGATGTCCTATTGCGAACTTCCCCTTAAAAAGCATGATTTTCTCAACGGTTCATACTATTGTCGCAGCCTTGACACTTCAGATACTCCGCCTATATTACCGGCATCATCCTATACTCCTCCCATTCCTGCCCCCGAGAGTGACGCTATTGTCCTTATGTCCAACAAAGTCTACACATCTCAGGTCAACAACCCGTTCTACTTCCCTGTCTCATCAATCAATTCCGTCGGTACAGGCACCATCATGTCTCTTTGCACTGCAGCCAAAGCTCTTAGCCAAGGTCAGTTCGGACAGTTCCCCCTCTATGCGTTTACCACCGAGGGAGTTTGGGCCATGGAGGTTTCAGCCACAGGCACATATTCCGCGCGTCAGCCCATCACACGCGATGTCTGCACCAATCCCGCAGCCATAACCCAGCTTGACAGTGCTGTACTGTTCCCGACTGACCGCGGCATAATGCTGATTTCAGGTTCTCAGACACAGTGCATCACAGATTCTATAAACTCCGAATATCCGTTTGACATCACTTCTTTGCCGGGCATTACAGACCTGCACGACAGGCTTGGTCACACCACAGCAACTGACCGGTGCTTCCCTATTCTGCCTTTCTCTGCGTTTCTCAGCCAGTGCCGTATGATATATGATTACGTCCATCAGCGAGTAATCGCGTATGCCCCTGGTGTTACTTACGCATATGTGTTCTCGTTGAAGTCTAAACTATGGGGCATGACATTCTCCACCATCGAGCACCACCTTAACTCTTATCCTGATGCGCTGGCCGTTGATGCCGCTCATAATACCCTCGTAAGTTTTTCGGAATCGTCTGGTGATGATGTAGGCAGCATGCTTGTATCTCGTCCGCTCAAGCTGGACATGGCTGACGTACAAAAGACTGTCGACACTATCATACAGCGTGGCCGTTTCCGCAAGGGTCACGTACAATCGGTGCTTTACGGTTCGCGCGACTTGGTGAACTGGCACATGGTTTGGTCAAGCAAAGACCATTTCCTGCGCGGATTCCGAGGCACACCATATAAGTATTTCCGCATAGCCTTGCTTTGCAACTTGTCGCCGGACGAAAGTATCTATGGTGCGTCTGTGCAATTCACTCCGCGCCTGACTAATCAACCCAGATAACTCATGTACTAAATTCTATTGTAACACGAGAAAGGCCGCTATGCGTGATGCACAGCGGCCTTTCGCTTTAATGTGGCAGTCTCAAAATGGGTACAGACGTCTCCTCACCTTAGTTATCCTGTTGTGCAGGTTGGTCCGTATCTCGCTTTCCGCGTCCTTCGCCTTGGTCTCCCATATCTGCGTTTTTGACGGATTGGTTATACTCATCCAGTCGGCCACAGCTTTGCAGACAAGGTATTCGTGTATGAGATGCTCGAGCAGATAGAGCGTGGTTTGCGAAAAGCTGTTAGGTACGCTCAACACTATCCCATAGACCTCAGGCTCGCGCAGATTGTCGTTCAGTTCTGTACGGTGCAAATCATTCTTGGTGTAGGGATATAGCAGCTCCTTGCATTTCGCAACGGTCATGTTCAACACTCGCGTGACACGGTCCACATTGCCGTCCTCCCCTACATCCTGTACCATGTGACGGTTGTGGTTGCTTTCCGTATCCATGACGCTACCTTCTATATGGGCATAGTTCTTTATGTCATACAGGAGCTGGTCGCGCTTGAAACTTAACACGGCGTTAACTCTGCCGTCCTTTTCTTCTAAAAAGCAACTCATATCTTTTCGGGGTGGTTAATCGGTGGGGCGTGCCGGACGGCTCCGCTTGCTCACGGTCTGACGGATCAGCTCCATGTTCTTGTTGGCAAGGGCATAGTATTGCTCGGCGTCTGCTTTGTTGGTTACCATGTACCAGTCGGCGATGGCGGTATTGGCGAGATATGCGTGGACGGCTTCGCCTACGCCAGTAGTGGCAGCCTCGTTGAAGTTGCTCGGCATGGTGAGGTTGAGCACAAGGTCGGTGCTTCCGTCATAGTGGCTGTTGTCTGTGGTTGTGCCGTTCTCGTTCAGATACTCGCCCAGTTCGGTCTGGACCTCCGCAAAGGCTCTCTTGACTGAGCGCAGTATCTTCTCGCGGTTCTCCTCGTCCTCGGAAGCAAACATACTAGCTACCTCCTTGTGATTCTCTTTGTTCTGAATAGTGCGTCCGCGCAGAAACGTCTCATTCATGATGTCATAAAGAAGCCACGATATCTTGATTGTGGCCTTGACATCTTTCTTCGCGCCTAATGTTGTTGATGGCATAGTCGGGTGGTTTAATTGTTATTAATCGGTTGGTCTTGTCGGTTTCCTGCGGCTGTATAGCAGCCGTTCGGCGGTTTCCATCATTTCAGCCGCCTGCATGAAGTAGTCCTTCGCTTCTCCTTTATTGGCGAATTTGAACCATTGGCCTATAATTGAGGCGATAAAGAAGCTGCGCAGAGTTGACTGGACACTTGCCGTCAGCACCTTGTCAAACGACTTGCTGACCTCGATAACAGCCTCATATCCTGTCTTGCCAAGTATCTCTTTTGTTCTGCCCGACACCAGCATCTCCTTGAGATTCTCATTGGTGGCAAGCACTGACTCTTCCCAAAATCTTCCGAGCTCAGCAAGGTCATCATCAGCTGCGAGTATTCGGTCCCGTGCATTCTCATCGCCGTCAATCAGCTTTGAGCCTGTGTAGTCCGTGGCTTTTGCCACCTCTTCATACACATCGTCTTGGATTATTTGTATGGTTATAGTCTCCATATGTAACAATAGTTGTATTTGATATTTCAAATAGGTTTCGGCTATTCATCATCCATTTCATTACCGCACAGTTTACGCAGACGGTCTTCTATGGTATGCGTCACTTCCGCTGTCATGGCAACCTCAACCGATTTCATTTTTGGCGCGAAATATTGCGCATATTTCTCCATGACAACAGCACGTGTCGCTGGATCAAGAGAGTCTATATCGTCTTGGAACTGCCCACTTTCGTGGTATCTCTGCCATTGAGCCGCGAGAATCTGGCGCAAATCGGATGTGGTCTTGTTGGGAGTGCCTTTCTGTCTGCCTCCAAGCCGTCCACGACCATCATTTTTCTGCCTTGCCATCACTAAAATAGTATTGGTTAGTAAAACTTACAGTTTGCGGACTCGTAGCACAAAACTTAAAAGTCCTTTGCAAAGATGCCACTATAAATTAGCGCGTGAATTTTAACTTTTGTGACTGGCGCAAGCCGCTTTGCACGAAAGAAATATAACCAATCGCAAAGAAATACCGCAATCATGTTAGGAAGTTTGATAGGAGCTGGTCTGAGCGCAGTAGGCGGCATATTCGGCGGCATATCTGCATCCAAGGCTATGAAGAAGGTCAAGAAAAACCTTGAAGCCCAGAAAAAGGAGAACCAAAGCTGGTATGACCGCAGATATAACGAGGACGCCACACAACGTGCCGATGCTCAGCGCATACTGACCAAGACCGAAGAATCCATACGCAACCGCAATCGGCAGGCCGCAGGAGCGCAGGCCGTCATGGGCGGTACTGAGGAGAGCGTGGCGGCCGCCAAGGCAGCCAACAATCAGGCACTCGCCGATGCAACCTCGCAGATTGCCGTCAATGCAGAGGCGCGTAAAGACCAGATAGAGCAGACCTATCAGCAGAAGGACGCGCAGATAAATGACGCTCTGAACAATCTTGAAATCAACAAGGCGCAGGCTATCTCCTCCGCTGTGCAGGGCGTGGCACAGGCAGGAGCAGGCATTGCAGGCGCGTTCTAACAACCCCCGACATTATGGTAGTAGGACAAAAACCACCTATCGGCGTTGTTGCCCCCAATCCGGGTATAGCTCCCGAGGTTGAGGGCGCACCCGCATCCGTACCCGGAGGGAATGACGGCACGGACAAAACCAAGATGACAGGCACGCCTGCGACTGTCGCTGTCGCTGTCGCTCCTCCCCCTATCTCATCCGACTTGCAGGGCGGTCCCCACTATGTGGCCGTAGACCCAAGCAAGACCACCGCACCTGACACTCCTGCCAAAGATGTTGAGGCTGACGGTCCGTCTACGTCCACTGACACCGAAGCACCTGCGCCTGCACCGCTATCCCCGGAGGAGCAGGCCAAGGCGGATGCAGTTGCCGGAATTGACCATAACATTAAGTTCTTCCGAGATTGGCTGGACGCAGAGGAGCATCGCCCCGAAACCGCTGAACAGCGTAAAAAGCGTGAGCGCATGGAGAAGTCCAAGAAGATTATCGCAGCTGTCAGTGACGGCATATCGGCGTTGAGCAACCTTTTCTTTACCTCGCAGTATGCCCCCAATATGTACAACCATGACAAAGGGAGCATGATGAAGCCTGTTAATGACCGCATCGAGAATCTGAAAGCCGAGCGCGAGAAGAACGCCGACAAGTATCTGCAATTCTCTCTCAAACTCGGTGACCTGCAAAACGAGCGTGCCAAGACTCTCCGCGAGTTGGAGGCACAGCAGGAGCGTCAGAAACTCGCACGCGAGAAAGCACAGCGTGAGGCCGAACAGCACGGATGGCTTGCCCTGCTTCAGCCGGACAAACAGCGAGAGCAGAAAGGAAAGGCCGACCGAGCCGAGCAGGAAGCAATCGTGGCGCAAGCAGAAGCCGAGGCTGCTCCCGAAATGCAGAGAGCCAAACTTGCTACCGAGAAAGCGCGTAGAGGAAGTTATGACGCATCGGCCGCCAATTCCCGTGCATCAGCCGCCGCTCATAATCGTTCCAATGTTTCGGAATTCTCGGCCTGGGATGAACACCGCAACGAGCATAAGTTCCGCACCAAAGAAGCCGCCGAAGCCTATGCAAAACAGCACGGCACTTGGAAATCGGAGGATATTACCGAAAAAACGGAATCTGAAAATGAAGTCAACGGAAAGACTTCATCGACCAAGACGAAGCAGGGAGGTCATGCAGGCAAGCCCAGTCCGACCGGCAAAAAATCCCCCACAGCATAATCATAGACCACTATGGCACAAGATAAAGTTACCAATCTCTATAACGCATTTGTCAAGAACGGCTATGCGATGGAATCAGAGGCGCAGTTCCGAGAGAACCTCAAAGACCCGAAAAAGCGCAAGGCCGCCTATGATGCCCTTGTCGCTGACGGCTACAGCATGGAGCCGTTTGCCGACTTTGAGAGCAGCATCGGATTTGGCGCACCTGCGGCCAAGCCTACACCTGCACCACAACAGCAAGCGAACCAAGCAACGACCGCACCCACATCATCCTCAGCACCTGTCAATCCTCCGACTGCAACAGCGGAAGATGCATCAGCACCGGTACAGTCAGCACCCGAACATCCTGCATGGCAGCCCACCGAGCAGGAGAAGATGAAGATGCGTCATGAGCTGCAATTCGGCAGAGACGAATGGGTAGAGGATGGAGAGGACGAGAATGGTGAGATGCAATACCGATTCAAGCACACTCCTGGAGTGAGAGAGTATCTGGAAGCATCCAAAGCGCGAATGGACAGACTTAAGCGTGCGACTATGCGCATAACCCAGGAGGGACGTGAGCAGCTTAAAGGTGCTAGATTCGGAGCGCAGCTTGTGGGTACAGCTACAAAGGTATGGGGATTGGCTCCGGCTGCCTTTGCTACCGATGGTTCGCAGAATGGTGCCAAAGAGAGCGCACAGCAACAGCCGGTTCAGAGCGGTCAGTCGCCGGTACCTTACGGCGTGAAGTATGTGGACGGCAAGCCTGTCACCCAGTGGCTCTTGCCTGACGGCAGTCTGACGGCGGACATCACGGAGGCAGACCGCGCCGAGTATGGCGCACGCACGGCACGTCTGCACCATCAGTTTGAGAACCGCATGAGGCAGAGCGGACTTGATCCAGCAAAGCCCGAAGATGTGGAGATGCAGACGCAGTATGACGCACAGGCCCCTGCCTATGATATTGTGGCAGACCTTTGGCGCGAAGCCGAAGAGAAGCACAAGCAGGACAAGGAACGAAATGCCAAGAAACACTGGAGCGGTTATGCAGCTATGGGTGGAGGGCGTGAAATGCGCATTGTGACCACTGGTGCCAACCGACATGATGATGATGCCTCGCACATGACACGCTTTGACCTTCAGAAGATGATGGACAATGCGTGGGCGCGTGTCGGCTCTACGATTACCTCAAACTGCTACAACCGCCTGCGTCAGCAATACCCCGGCGCGTCCGAAAAGGAATTACAGGCAACCGCATCGCAGATGGCACGCCAGTTGACCGATAATGCCGTATATCAGTATGCCGTTCAGCAGAACACGCCCAAAAGCACACTGGAATACTTCGGTCGGACAGTCGCCGACATGAACGTGATTAACTCGATCAGCAAAGGTCTTGCCCGAAGCCAAGCAGGAACGAGTGGCGACCTTGCAGCTTATGAGGCCGCTATGGGTGAGTATGGCAAGAATCACCGAGTAGCGCAGATTGCAGGCACCGTTACCGGCATGGCTGTTGACCCGGTGACATGGGTGTCGGGCGGTGTCGGCTCACTCGCAGGCAAAGGAGCAATCAATATCGGCGGTCGTATTGTAGCAGGCAGAGCCGCCACGTCAATGAGTACGCAGGTAGGCTCACGCATCTTCTCGTCCTCTCTCACTGGTCGTATAATCACCGGGGCAGCCGCAGGCGGTGGCAACTTCGCCACATACGAAATGTTGAAAGAGGCTGAGAGCCAGTTCTTGCACGGCGGTCATATCAACCCCAAAACTGGAGAGAACGAGGGCTATTCAGCAGGAGCAATGTTGAGCGCAGGCGGTCATGGACTCGTCCTCGGTAGCGTGACAGGCACATTGTCGCCCATGATAGGCAATGTCGCTGATAAAACGGTCAAGGCAACCGCCTCCACAGCAGGCAAGGCAGGCGTGCGCCTCGGTGAGGTTGCAGTATCAACCCTTGCCGAGGGTACGATATTCTCCGTTCCCGAATGGATAAACGGCGATGCCGATGCAATGGACGTGTGGACTGACAATATGGCGATGATGTTAGGCTTCAAGGCACAGCACGGACTTAAGAGCGCACCGCGAGTTATCGCCAGCCTGCGCCCAGTCAAGCCGTCTAACGGCCGACCGCTGACGCAGGCAGAGCGCAACCACAACCGCATGGACTTTGAGGAACGTCTGCGCAGGAATTTGGATTCAAGTCCGAGCGACTTGTCGTTTACAGCCGATGAGCGCGAGGAACTTCGCAGAGCAGGATATGGCGAACTCGCCGACCTGTTCAGCCGTGACCGAGTGCAGGACGTTCAGCGACCCGACATTGACCCTGCCGAGGGCGCGATTGAGTTGAGAGCCGAGCGCGTTGAGGCTGAAACAATCAGTCGCAATCCCGAATTTGACGGTTATTCTTCAATGGAAGAACTCATGCAGGACGGAAGAGTCAGCCAGTCCGCACGCGCAAAAGCCTACTACATTCTTACTGGGCGCAGGCTTCCTATGGCGTCAGTCACCGGGTACACCACCAATACTGACGCTGATGGACGTGTGACTGTCAACTCCATAGCCGCCAATGGCGAGGTTGTTACCAGTCGTACATTCAAGAATGAGCAGGAAGCCAAGCAGGAAACCGACAACATCATGCGTCAGGCAGAACTCAACTCGGTTGACGTTGGTGAACGATACAAGGAAGCCGTTGCCGATGATATGGTGCTTGATGCCGCTATCAGCGAGGTGTCGCCCGGTGCCGACCCTGCAACCATCAAAAGAATCTACCGCGCTGTCAAGGCAGGCAACAAGGACGTGACCGAATCGCAGAAGCAGTTGGTTAAGTTCCTTGATGACGCTATGGAGCGCAACCGTGACATTGCAGACCGCTATCGCCCCGAAGCAATCCGCGAGGCTCTGAAAGAGGAAACTGGCATTGATGTAGATGCAGCTCTGCGCAAGATGCCGAGCAAGCGCACCGAAGCGGAGCAGGCTGTTGTCAAGTCGTATCTTGAAAGGCTCTTCCCTGAAGAAGCACGTGAGCAGAACGCCGAGCCTACCCCGGAGCAGGCAGAGGCGCAGAGCCAGTATGAACAGGGCCGTGAATTGTTCGGACGTTTTGAAGAGGGCGACCCGACAGTGCAGGCTGACGTGGATGCTATCGCCCTGCGTATGCAGGAAGCCTACCAAGCCGTTGAGGACGCTTTCGGTTCGGAAGCGGAATATTATATGTTCCATCTCAATGAAAATCCATGGTCGTTGGTCAATGACCCCGAACTGACCGTGGAGCAGAAAGACGCTGTCCTCTACTACATCAATGCAAAGGCGGCTCTTGACGGCGTTATGGACGCTTCCAACGAGGTAGCCGACCGCAAGCGTGCCGAGGTTGAGGAAAGCGTGGCAAAGCGCACCCACAAGGACAACGGCGTGATTATCCCTGCCATCATGAAAGTCGATGACCGCCCGGTCTATATCGTCAAGGGAGATGTCGTAATGTTCCCCGATGGCTCTGCCGTTGACGTACACAACTCTTCGGAGAGCGTTGTTGTCATGGACGCGCAGACTGGAGAGTATCAGTTTACCTCTCCCGACCAAATCTACCAAGTGTCCGAGGCTGTCAATCCACAGGACGAACTGGACACCGCGTTGTCGGTAATCGAGCAGGAGCAGATGAACATCTTCGGCGACAATGCCGTTGCCCCCGAAGACTCAGCCGCCGATGATGAAGTTTCACAGCCTGCCGAAGCGGAAGCACCTGCGACCGCCGACACCGAGGAATATGACCGAGGCTATGAGCAGGGAATTGAGGTATCAACAAGCCTTTCCGATGAAGTACTCAACGAAACTATCACAGACCTGCGCGGACGTGAGTTCCTTTCAGATAAATGGCGCGGCCGCCTCGAAGCCTACGAATACGAGCAACAGCGCAGGGCGCAAGCCGTTCCCAAAAACGCCGAAAGCGTTCCCAATCCTACGGAAAACGCAGTTTCAGAGGGCGAAAACGTACCCGAAACGGTCCCAAGTGTAGAAAACATACAGCACACCGCACTCTCGCGAATACCTGCAAACGAGCAGGGAGAGCCGATATTTGAAGCCGTTGACAGCGATACGGCCTGGGATGGACTGGTTGAGGCTGTCGGCGGAGAGGCTGACGCTGTAGAAATAGCGTTGGCGCAGGTTCAGCAGGCGACCGCCTACCTTGAAGCACTAAACAAAAAGCCGCCGACAATGAAGGCCCCCAAACTGAAAGGTTCGCCCATGGCCATGGCACAGGCGAAGCGTGAGGCATCCGACAAATATCAGACCGAACTCGCACAATACAATCAGCAGATTGCCGACACGCAGGCACGCATTGACGCATGGAACGGTATTGTTGCCGTTCACAACTCACGCAAAGCCGAACTACGCCGTCAGCAGGACGAGGAACAGCGTCAGCGTGACGGAATAGCCCATGATGAGGCAGTTGCCCGATTTGAGGAGGAACAGCGCATCAAGGCCGAGAAGCAGGCCGAGCAGGAACGCATCGGCGTTCACGCTGTCAATCCGAAGATACGCGAGCGTTGGGAAGCCTCGCCCAAGGTCGAGGGTAACGAGGACGCACTGACCCTTCCCGACGGCTCAACCATTACGGGCCGCTACATACTGACTGAGGCAGGAGCCGCCTCACCGAGCCACGATGCCAACAATGCATACGAACCAACCGAGGGATTCCCGATTGACGAGAACGGCCAGAGCGTCAATGACCGCGACTATCGACGCGACAAGGATGCGCAGCGCATTGTGGAGCAGATTGCAGGCTCATACGACAACCGCGCACTGCAAGACCCCGTAATCGTCAGCAAGGATGGCGTGGTGCTGTCGGGGAACAACCGCACTATGTCGGGTGACCTTGCAGCACGTCAGGGAACTGACAAAGCATACAATGATTACCTCGCTCAGTTCGGACACAAAAAATATGGCTTTACCCCGGAACAAGTGCAGTCAATGCACAATCCTCGCGTGGTGTTCGTGCCGGACGAGGCTTTACCATACGATGCTACAACCTTTGCGCGATTCAATGCGCAGGAGAAGAAATCGCAGGGCAAACCCGAAGCCGCCGTGAAACTCGGCAAGATTGTCCCCGACAATGTTTTCAACAGCATTGTCAATGACATCAGCCATTACGACCGCCTCTCGGACTACTACGCTAACGAGAAAGCCGTAGCGCAGGCACTGGGCGCACTCATGCAGGCAAAGGTCATCAACGACAAGCAACTGCCCGAAATGCGTACTGGCACGGCGTTGTCGGCTGCAGGAAAGGAACTTATCGAAAACACTCTTATCGGCAAGGTTTTCCAAGCCTCGCCCGATGCCGTGCGTGAGATTATCTCCGTTCCGACCTTGCGACAGTCAATCGTTATGGGATTGAGCGAGATTGCTAACAACCGCACTCTCGCTCGAAATGGATATGACATCAGCGATGAACTTGCCAAAGCAGTTGACCTTGTAGCCCGCGCCAAAGCTGCAATGCCTGACGTTTATACTGATGGAATGCCAGTGTCGCCTTTCGGACGTATGCAGGGCTTGTTTGATGATGAGTTCGGTGACAGCAGGGTAACTGACGGTACAGTCCTCTTGCTTGCCGACATTCTTAACAGCGGCAAACCGAGCGACCTGCGCAAGATACTGACTACCTACAACAATGAAGCATCGCAGGCTTCGGGAGGTCAGATTGACATATTCTCCGGCTCGATCCCAACCAAAGAAGAAATACTCACAACCGTAAACGAACATTTCAGAAATGCAACCCCAAAAGAACAGCAAGCACTCGTGGACGCTGCCATTGCGGAGCGCAAGCGCAGAGCCGAAGCAGAAGCAGAACAGCGTGAACGAAGCGAGGCAAGTGAACAAACTCCGAATGATGATGAACGCCGTGCAGAGCCTCAACAGCCAGTCGCAGGAGGCAACACAGAGTTAGAGCCACTTGGTAAAGACCGCAACGACCTATACGAGGACACCCCCGAAGAAGCCGCACTCCGCGCACGAATCAGCGTGGGCGATGAATGGGAGGAAGAAGGTGCTACTCCCGACAAGCCTGTCTACAAGCGCAAACTCTATATTGACGGCAAGCATGAGATAATCCAAACCGATGCGCCGGATAAGAACGGCTCGTACACTGGTAGCCGATTGACCTATGACGGCCACGATTATGGCGACCTCAAGGAGATTGCCGACCATATAGACGGCAAGACCACGTGCCCGGTTTGCGGAAAGGCGCATATCCCCAACTTCAAGGAGCAGGACGTTGTTTGTCCTCAGTGCAACACCGACCTCAGTGTGTTCCGTCAGATAGACCAACTTTCGGAAGAGGAAGCCGCCAAAACGCTTGCCAACATCGAGCGTATGCAAGTAGTGCCGACCGAGCGTGGAGGCGGAACTTCAGATGGTAGCAGAAGAGGTGGGAGTATCGTCCATGGTGGAGAAAGCAAAACAGCGACTCACGAAGAAAGGTTAAGCAAGGAGGAGGCGACCGACATTATTTCCAAAATGGAATTGTCGGCAGTTAACGACCCTCAAATATCGCTATCTCCCGAAAGTTGGCGCAAATCATTTGGCCTTAGTAACTCTATTGACACTCCTTTAGGAAAGGTCAAGATGGGAGAAGGCCAGTATCAGAAATTGGTAGACAAAAAACGGTCTGCCGAGTTCGGAATGGTTGTGCAGACACTCCAAGACCCCGATGTGGTATTCATAGAGCCGAGTGAGGCCAAAGAGGGACAGACCGCTGAGCGTAGTTTCTCCTACGTCTTTGTCAAAACCTTTATCCGGGACGGAAAGAAGTTAAAATACTATACCTCCGTTTCCGTGCTGAAGGACGGCATGGAGGTATCCGTGAGCAGCCATATTGCAAGTAAAACGGCAATATTGAAGAAGTTGCAGGATATGGAGCGAGCCTACACAAAAGAATCGCTTCTCCCCAACAGCTCTGAATGGCACTTAGCTGAACATCCATCGGATGTGCCGGACCTCCTTCCTACGCAAGGGAAAAGCGATATTTCTGACGGCAAAGATAATACGTTCTCTGCACATAACCAAACAAATATGGAGCAGAGCGGCTTTGCTGATGAGTCAGCAGATAAACAAACCGAGAGCGCAGAAAGTTCTGAACCGTACACCATTACGGCTACCACCTACACCAACAAGAAAGGTAGGACGATCGATGTTCACCTTGTCAGGTTCAACCGCGAACTTACCGCAGAGGAAAAGGCTGCTCTTGATACATTCGCGCGTGAGCCTCTCACCGAGGGGAAGAAAACCTCTCGCGGTTGGTATGACCGCAAGCAGGGCGGTTACATGATGCGTAGTGAGGAAGCCGCACGCCAACTCGCCGAGATGATTGGCAATGAGGAAGCGGTTGCGGACGCACAGCCAATGACCGCCGATGAACTCCGTGAGGCTGTCGCGCCTGCGGAGAAAAAGCTTGCCAAGCCGAAGAAAGCACCTATCAACCGTGTGAGCCTTGAAGATGTGATGACCGACCTTTCTACCAAGGGAGAAACCAAGTTGAGCGACCATGCAGAGCCAGTCAAGGCAGAGCCGGAGCAACAGCACGAAATCAGCGATGAAGAAATGCAATCGTTACTCGGCGACATACGCGATATATTGGGTATCGGCGAGGACGAGGGCGACACCAACATCAAATTCCGCGACCCCGGCGAACTCACATCGCAGGAGCGCATGAAGCTGCAATCAGCAGGTATCCGCCTTGCTATGGCTCTTGTAGAGCGTGGCACTACATCTTTCCCCGACTATGCCACCAAGATGGTAGGACTGTTGGGCGACAAAATACGTCCGTGGCTCAAATCGTTCTATGAGGGCGCACGCTGGACACCCGGCTATGAGAAATATGACTTTACCCCGACCGAGCAGGTTGCGACCTTTGACGTGCAGAACTTTGACAAGAAGCAGTCAGACCCAATCGCGCAGGCCGCGATGATTGTTGAGGAGCGCAAAGCCTCAACCGCTTCGGTGCAGGCGCATAAGGAATTAACCGAAACACGAAACAATAATCGCAAAGAAAATGACAAGCAGAGAGAAGCAGATACAGCAGCTCTTGCAGAAAAAGCAGAGGATGTTGCAGGCGAAGCAGAAAATATCGCGAAAACTTCAGCAGACACAGGCGAACTCAACCGAGCCTCGCAACTGATAGACCAGACACTTGACGAGGTTAATGACCAGTTGGCACTTCTCGGTTACTACGAAGCCGAAGAGGTTGACAAGGATTTCAACGAGGCATACGGCTATATGCGCAATGCCGAGAAGAAAGCCGTCAAGGATGCTGTCAACCTTGCCAAACAACTTGTGAATGACCTCGGCCTGGAACTTGACAAAGTTACCGGGACTACTACCGCCAATCGTGGTAAGAAACGCACCGCCGTAAGTGGGAATATCGCACCCGCAGGTGGCGACATATCCATACGCCTGCCACTCAATGAGGGGCGCGAACTCTATATCTCCATTGGTCTTGACCCCTCGGTTACTCCGGGCGATGTAACATACAGCGGAGATAACCTGCAAGCCACTCGCATCATGTACCGCGTTGAATGGCCCGATGAGAAAGGACATCTATCGTATGACCGCATGGGGCGCAACTGTTGGGCAGTAGCCAACGTAACCTATGCCAACCTGCTCGATGGCATTCAGCGCGAAGCAAAAGAATATTTGCCGTCCTCAACCCCTGCCAAATCTGAAGAAACCCACAACGGCTACAAGATAGGCGATGAAGTCATGTGGGACCGTTACGGCAACGGCAAGTGGGAAAAAGTCAAGATTGAAGATTTTGACGCAGACGGAAGCCCAATCTTTGAGGCTGTCAAAGGTATCATGTCGGAAAAGGGCGATTGGAGCCGTGTCAAGCCTGCCAATGGCATATTCGGTGAGGCACAGCGTGTCGCACGCGCCGAGCAGGAGAAAAAGAAGAAGAAAGCCACCGCCGATGCCGTGACAGCTCTGACTGGCAAATCAAAGAAATCTCGCAAAAAAGATGTAACTTTAAAGCCGGACGAGACTATAGGTGGACTGTTCGCTGACTTAAACGAAGAACCTAAAAATCAAGAAAACAATGAACGAAAAGGTAATCAGCCGAGTCAAGAAGTGGCTGGAAGAAAACTCGCACACCCCGTGGGCGTTGATGCGACTGGAACTGATGGAAGAGTATCGACCCCACGAACTGAACCGACTGATAAAAGAGGGGCAGCTCATGAAGCAGGCGCAGTCATGGAGCGAGGAGCTGACAGCCCGGCACATGGAATTGATGAGGACGGGGGACTACAACCACTCATCGGAAATCGGGGACGTGATGAGAGCGGAACTTATAGAAGAAGCGATGACTCCGCAATGGAGCGTGGAGGAACTACTGGAACAGGCTCTATATCAGAACGTAGTGCTGACCGAGGAACAGAAAGACTTTCTGAGGGAGAATCTACCGCCGTCACTGGCGGCGGAAGTGGAACTCCTGCCGTAAAGAAACAAAAGAAGCCGGAAGTAAAATACACCCATAACTTCCGCTACGACGAGGAGAACGACAACGAGGCAGACTCTTATACGCCGTCTCAGCGTCTTGATGCAAACGTCAAGGCGATAGAGGCTCTTGCTGATGTTTTGTTCGGAAATACTCCTGCCTCTGATGAGCAGAAAGCGATAATGTCGCGCTTCCGTGGTTGGGGGCAGGTGGACTTGGGCAAATACTATGACATAGACCATATCCTCCGTAACACATTTGAGAATGCCCCGATAAACCGACTAGCGCGAGTAATAAAGAGACTCGATCCATCGGGGGAGAAGAAATTGTTTGAGGCAATCAAACGAGCATCGCTTTCATCATATTACACCCCGACTCCGATAGCGAGGGCAATGAACACGTTCCTTGCACTTGCAGGCTATAAAGGCGGCACCCTGCTTGACCCATCTATGGGCAACGGTATGTTTGAGGGAACACTGCCCAAGAGCATACAGGAACGCACATCCATTACAGGCGTTGAACTGGACTGGCTCAGCGGACAATTGTCGCGCGCCCTCTATCCCGATGCCAATGTGATGATAAGCGCGTTTGAGAAATCTGGCATCGCTCCCGGCTCATTTGATATTGTCACAAGCAACGTACCTTTTGGTGATATAGTTGTCAACGACCCGACATGGAAGAATGACGGTACGCCGCTTAAACGCTCTGCACAGAATCGCATACACAACTATTACGCGGTGAAGATGCTTGAAGCAACACGCCCCGGCGGTCTCGTAGCCATGATGACCACCAGTGCCGTCATGGACACGCAGAGCAATCAGAACATCCGCGCTCATATCGCAGACCAAGGCGAGATAGTGGGAGCAATCCGACTTCCCGACAATACATTCCAAGGTACAGGCGTAGTCACAGACATTATCTTTGTCCGCAAGTGGAGAGATGAGCAAGACCGAGAGCAGACACGTGCAGATGAATCCTATATGGAGACAGAGCGTGCTTTCCTTTCGCAACATGAAAAGACCGTGCCCAATAAACTTGACGGCTCACAACAACAAGTAAGTTTTAACGGCTATTATAAATTGAATCCTCGCAACCTCATAGGCGAGATTCAAGCAGGCAACCAATACGGAAAGAAAGATGCTTTCGGACTGACGAGCAAAATGACGGTTGATGAGATTGCCACGGAGGTAGAGAAGGCTATCAAGCGAATTGTCGGTAGCCGGCGCGGTAGTCTGTTCAATCCATCCCGCACTGTCCGCGAGGTTCAGCAGGCTATCCGCGAGACATACAAGGGCAATGGCGACTGGGTTAGCAATGGTAATCTTGTGGTTCAAGACGGCAAGGTAGGAGTTCTCACTGCCAAGAGCAACGAGTATGGCGAAGTGACCCGGACGTTTGAGGGTACGCTGAAGCATGACAAGATGCTCCCACGTATAGAAGCCATGATAGACGTGCGTACAAGCATGAAGAAACTTATCGCAGGTCAGATTGAGGGCGAAAAAGAAAAAACGCTTGCCGCTCTCCGTGGCGAACTTCAAAAGGCTTACGACAAGTTTGTCGGCAAGTTCGGCAGATTGCAGGATAAAGACAACTCTTTCATCCTTGATGATATTGACGGATACACATTGCAGGCACTGGAGGTATGGAAGAACGGCAAGTTTGTAGGTCTTTCCGATATATTCACCAAGAACTCCATCAAGCCGTCAATCAATCTCGAAGGGAAGAAAACTCCACAGGAGGCAGTCGCGCTGTCGTTGGCAGAATACGGCTACCTACGTCCTGACTATCTTGCCAAAGCACTTGGCGAGGATTGGGTTGAGCAGTGCGGAGACGTTGTTTTCCTAAAACCCAATAGCGAAGATGACTACGTTACACGAGATGAATATCTGAGCGGAGACGTTGTAACCAAACTTGCAGAAGCACGAGCCGCAGCCGAGAAAGACAAGTCGTTTGAGCGCAACGTGAAAGCACTTGAAGAAGTGCAGCCGGAGCGTATACCTTTTGATGATATAACCATACATCTCGGCGCACGTTGGATTCCCGAAGAGGTACTCAACGACTTCGTCAATGAACTGCTGGGCATCCATGCGGTTTACAGCAATCGCGGTCGTAAGTGGGACCCCGAACTCGGTCGATATGTCAACGAGCAAAAGAGCGGTGTACGCTACATACCCGAAACAGACTCATTTGAAATCAACATTGAGAAGAAAGAACTCGGCGGCGAGGCTTCGGATTGGGAGACCCCAAAAAAGTCTGCCAAAGAGATTCTGCAAGCCGCGCTTGAGGACAAGACACTTGTCATCACCTACAAGGACAAGGACGGCAACACTCATGTTGATGACGAACAGACCGAACTCGCCAATCAAAAAATCGCAGACCTGCGTGAACGGTTTGAGACATGGTTGCCGAGTGACCCTGCGAGAGTTGACCTTATGGAGCAGTTATACAACGACCGCTTCAACCGCACCAAGATACGCCACTTTGACGGTTCACATCTTATAGTACCGGGTCTAATGGGCAAAGAACTGCGCCCTCATCAGAAAGATGCAGTGTGGATGCTTATCAACAACCGAGGCGGTATCGTCGACCATATTGTAGGCGCAGGCAAAACACTTGTTATGCAGTCGGCCATTATGGAGATGCGCCGAATGGGTATAGCCAAGAAGCCTATGATTGTCGCGCTCAAATCCACCGTTGCGCAGATAGCACGCGAGTTCAAGGAGGCATTCCCATCAGCCCGTGTCCTCGCTCCCAACGACAGCGATTTCAAGAAAGAGAATCGCAAAAAATTCATTGCCAACATATCGCTCAATGACTATGACTGCGTAATCCTTAGCCATGAGCAATATTGTATGCTTCCCCACACCGAGGAGGCTGAACGCGCTGTGATTGATGAGCAGATGTGGCAGCTGGACAACATGATAGAATATCTCTACGGTACTAACGACACAAGCCAAATGACCAAGAAGCAAATCAAAGCGCTGGAAAAGCGCAGAGAGAATCTGAAGGCAAGGCTTGAAAAGCGTCTTGACCGCGCCGTTGACCGCGAGTTCTGTTTTGAGAACCTCGGTGTTGACTATCTTTTTGTTGACGAGAGCCACCAGTTTAAGGCTCTGCCCTATGTTACAAGTTATCAAAAGGTAGCAGGACTCGGCGACCCGCAGGGCAGTAACCGCGCTGTGGCATTGCTGACAGGCATACGCCATCTACAACGTATGCACCAAGGCGATAAAGGTACGGTGTTCCTTTCCGGCACCACCATAACCAACTCACTTGTTGAGACCTATAATTTGTTGAACTATCTGCGTCCGCGCAAGCTTGAAGAGTTAGGTATGCCAACTTTTGATGCATGGGCAAGCACATTTGCCGTTCACACCTCGGAACTGGAGGCGACCATTACAGGCGGCTTCGCACTAAAAGACCGCTTCCGTCAGTTTGACAATGTGGCAGAACTTTCGCAACTGTACGCCGAGATAGCCGATGTGCGCAACGACCAAAACCTTAAATTGCCGAAACCCGGCATTGACGCTCATACAGTTATTGTTCCTGCCAGTGATGCAATGTCGGAAATCAACTCCGAGATTGTAAACATGATTGAGTCCAAGGATGGCAAATACTTTGGAATCTACCCCAAAGACCCGAATCGTGCGCCATGGGGATTTCACGCCTCAACTATATCGGCAAAGGCGGCCGTAAGTCCGCGACTCATATTCCCCGACATGAGCGATGACGGGGGCAAGGTTCACGCCGTTTGTGAAAACGTCAAGAAATACTATGACGAGATGTCGGAACAGCGAGGCGTGCAGCTCATCTTCTGTGAGATGGGTGTACCCGGCAAGGGCAAGGAGTATGACGCATATACCGATATGGTCAATCGTTTTGTAAATGACTACGGCATACCGCGTTCCGAGATAGCCTACATTCAAGAGGCCCACACTGAAGAGAAACGCAAAGAACTTTTCCAGCGTGTCCGTGACGGCAAGGTTCGCATACTCATAGGAGGCACAAAGAATATGGGTACCGGCGTGAACGTGCAAGACCGCATCACAGATATGCACATGCTGACCGTGCCTTGGACACCTGCCGCCTTGGAGCAGTGCATTGGCCGTGGCGGTCGTCAGGGGAATATTGTTGCCCGTGACTTCATGGGCAACAAGGTCAGAGTGCATTACTATGCAACAGAGGGCAGTCTTGACCTTTACAAATATCAACTTCTCGATGCCAAAGGGAAGATGATAACCCAGTTTAAGATGGGCACGGTTGAAGGTACGCGAAGTTTTGATGAGGGTTCGGCTGATGAGGACGGCAACATGGATCCTGCGGAAATGGTAGCCATACTTTCGGGCAACCCTGTAATCTTCGAGAAAGCCAAGCAGGAGAAACTCGTAAAGAAACTCCGCGCTCTGCGCAACGGCTTTGAGCGAGACTATCAGCGCAAAAAAGCCAAGTATGAGGAATTACTGAGACGCAAAGAGAACTTTGAACGTCTTATTCGGCTAAATGACCGAGACCGCGCAGATTTGGAGCGTAACGGCTTCATGCCGGACGATAAAGGCGTTTATCCCACTACCGTCACTATCAACGACACTGGCAGTTATTATAGTGGAGGTCGTACATTCGACAAACCAAAAGAGGCAGGGGAATATCTTCTTGCAGCCCTCGACAAAGGCAAGAGCGTTACTCTGCAAGGATTCGGACAGCGTGCAAGAGTGGCAACCGTCAATGAAGAGAAAGGGAACTCCCTATTCTCTTTCCGTGAGTTACAGATAGGCGAAGGTGATGAGCGCAGTATCAGATATTCAGTTCGTCTGTCGGATGATGCCACTGCAGCAGGAACGGCATACCGCAACCTGCTCAAGCGCATCATGGACGTGGGCGAGGTATATCATCGCGAACTTGAGGCAGTCAATTCCCAACTTTCGGGAATGAACATCGGAGACGGCATATTCCCAAAGCAGGCTGAATATGACGAGGCAATTGCCAAACTCAAAGAACTTACAGCCGAATTCAACAAACTCGGCAAGAAACAGGAATCCAACGGAGACGGCAACAAGTATCGTCTCGTTGAAGATTCAGCCGTGCTTGACTTCCTTGACGGACAGCCGCTGAAGTCCGGCTTCCGTTATGCGCAGTGGGCGAACATGGGTGTATTGCCACCCATGACCGCCAAGCAGAACGGAGAATGGCGTGCGCCTATGATATTCAGCCGTTGGGAGCAGAGCGAAGAAGGGATGCGCAAGGAGAACGGCAAAGCCGACCTTGTGCAGGGTAACGGACGCACCACCGGGGATGTGGCCTACAACCCATATTTCCATATCCGCACCTCTCCGCTCAATGACCAGTTCACAGCCGCCTACGACCGCCCCGAACTTCTTGTTGTCGAGGGTTACTACCCCGAAAGCGAGGAAACGAGCGGTTATCAAGCCGAGGGCGCAAAGGATTCCGTAGGTCTTATGGACTGGCACAGCGGAAGCGTCAACGGTCAGTTGAGCGATGATACAAAGGTTCAGACAATGCTGTCGCGCTATTTCAAGCCGGGGCGCATTGTTCCGTGGAGCGAGGTTGCTGACCTCATCATGGAGCGCGTGGGCAACCAAAAGATTACGTTCCCCATCAATGCCGTACCGCCAATGCTCCGTGCCGAACTCGCCAAGCGTGGTGCAAAGTTCGGCGACATCAGCGGAAGCGTGTCAGAAGCAGACATACCAATGCTCAATGAACTGCGCGATCGAGTGAACGCAGGCGAATGGGACGCAGGTCTTGAAAAGGCACGCGCCTACCTTGATGCTTACGAATCATCGACCGAAGCCAAAGAAGCGCGTGTCGCTGAACTATCGTCAAGAGCCAACACCCCAGTCCGCATTGTGAGAACGCAGGAAGAGGCCGATGCACTCCCCACTCGCAGAGAGAGGCGTGCCAAAGGCTGGTGGAGCATAAAGGATGATGAGGTTGTCATCGTTCTGCCTAACAACGTCAATGTAGCCGATGTGGACAATACGTTTGTCCATGAGGTTGCAGGACACAAGGGTCTGCGTGCGCTCATCGGAGAGGAACGCTTTGATGAATTTCTCGGCGAGGTTTACGACCACGCCTCCAACCCAATCCGCAAGGTCATTGACAAGATGACCGATGATTTGGTAAACGCAGAGGCCGACCGTCTGCGCGTACGCATGGCACAGGCTCACGAGCGTGCCGGGGAAGATGTGAACGCCAACTATTACACCGACATGGCAGAGGCGCGTGTGGAAGCCGAGAAGAAGCGCGAGGAATTCCGCAAGGAAGCCACCGAGGAATATATGTCAGACCTCGGCGGTCGTATCGGTAGCGAGGGATTTGAGAAGATGAGCCGCGATGAATTGACCCTTTGGGGCAAAATCAAGGCTAAAGTTCAAAAGTTCCTTGATATGTTCCTGCGCGGTCTGAAGATTGCCAAAAGCATACGGCTCACGGATAAAGACCTGTCGTATATTCTCTACAAGTCATGGAAGAACCTGCGCAAGAAAGGCGTCTTTGCCGATGCAGAGGACGTTGTAATGCGCAGACGGACCGGCTATGACGCTGACGATGTTACCCGATTCCGTGACCCCGGCCTGGGACTGGAAGAAACCATCACCAAGATGAAAGCCGAGGCTATGCAGGCCAATGTAGGGAACTTACAGGCGAAACGTGATGCCATGCGTGCTATCGGTGGCAACCTCAACCATCTGCGTCAGGCAATGGCACGTCAGCGCGAGTATGACATTACGACCGCAAAGAGCATTAAAGACCTCGCACGCATTCTCATGGAGAATGGTCTTCTTGATACATTAGGTAATGCAGAAGTAAAAAGCCTATTGGCACAAGTGACAAATGCGATAGGCAGGCAAGACATCAGCAAGCAGGTTGACCGTGTATTTGATATAATGGTCAACAATCATCTGCGCAATATGGAGCAAGCGTTTGGCAAACTCATATCTATGCGAACAAGTAGAGTTGATGGTCGAGGCATACAGGTACAAGGAGACCTTGACCCGGAAGGGCAGACCATTCTCAAGATATTCAACAGCTGGAAAGGGTTGAAGCTAGATGAGATTGACGGACGCATAGCAGATGCGACAGATGCAATGAGCGATTCCTATACACCTATCGCGGAGCGTGCCACATTGGAATATGCCGGTTTGCAGATTGCACGCGAATATGCCGAGAACATAGGCAAATCCAAGAATGAAGAGAAGATGTTGCGTGAGGAAATCAAAAAATCCGAAGCAGAAAAGGATGCAGGGCGTATGTCTGCCGAGGCGTACACGCAGTTTAAAGAAGCTACACTCGCAACTATCCGTCAAATGAGACTTGACCGCATATCGGCTTACGAATCATTGATGGAGAAACTCGGTGGCGAACTGAAAGAAAGTGTGGAGCGAGCCAAAGCATGGCGTGAATCCGAAAAAGAACGCATCAATCACATCCATCACCTCGCTAACTCCGACATGCAAGGACGTGAGTTGCGTGGCGACAGGCCAGACACACGGCTTATGAAATTGCGCAATCATTGGTCATTCAGTTGGCTGTTAGAGCCTATGAGTACCCTTGACCAAATGCTGAAGATGTTCGGTAGCAAGAACCCTAACGGAGAGGGTTATATGCAGAACTTCTTCATGCGCGGTTGGGTGGATGCCGCCGACCGCGAGCAGATAATGAAAGAGAACGTTCACAAACTGATGGACGACAAAGCCGCTGAAATATTTGGCGAACATAGGGTTTGGTATAATGGCGGTTTCAAGAAAGTGGACTATACTTTCTCTGACCTGTATGATTATGCCAAGGCTCTTCCCGGCGCGACCATTACCTACTATGATGGTGCTGACATGCGCGATTATGAAATAGGTCAGGGTGAATTGCTGTATCTCTATGCCGTTGATAAAATGCCTATGGGCCGAGCCACCAACAGACGTATGGGCATAGAGGATGCGACAATGCAACGAATTACGGACGCACTCGATCCAAAGTTAAAGGAGTATGCCGATTGGGTACAGGAAGAGCTCCTGCCTCAGATGGGTCTTGAAGCCAATGAGGTACACCAAAGAATGTTCGGGGTAAATATGGACTCCATAGAGAACTATTTCCCCTTCGTAAGAGACACGGACGCTCTCAAACGGGAGGTGGAAAATGTCAAGTCCAGTCAACCCAACGACCGAATAAGCGTACAGACCGGCGCAATCAAGAAACGTGTGGCAAGCGTTTCCAAATGGAATATGCGAAATTGCAATTTCATGGATGTACTTGCCAAGCATGTTGAGGAAATATGCCATTGGACAGCTTTTGCAGAACTGAATAGGGATTTCGGGACTCTCCGTTCATACAATCGTCTGAAACAACAAGTATTTGCCATGAATAGCGTCTATGGTGCAGGCGAAAAACTTTGGAAACGTTTCGAGGAATGCTGCGCCATCGCTACCGATGCATACGACCCCCAGCGTGCAAAATTTGACCGCTTCATGGTACAAGGAGCAAAAGGTGTGACGATGGGTAAAATATCTCTTCGCGCATTTACCGCATTGAAGCAAACTCTCTCTTTGCCTGCTTTCTTCGGTGAGGTCAATATGCTGTATATTGCCTCCGACCTCGCAACTGGAGGAGTTGAGGCCTGTAAATGGGCTTGGAGAAACATGCCTAATTTCCGCAAGCGTATTCTGAGCCGAACATCGGGAGATTATCGCCTAAAGGAAAATGAGTATGACGGCAAGATAATGAAAGCCTCATCATACGGTATGCTTCCTAACATCGGTGTGGATGCATGGACAATTGCAGTAGGTTCTCACGGCGTATATAAGACCCGAAAGGCCAAGTATCTGCGTTGGGGCATGAATGAATCGGACGCAGAACGCAGAGCAATACAAGATGCTGAACTCTGCTATAACAAGAGCCAGCAATCGAGCGAAGGCCCGTTCATGGCACCGGTGCAGGTTGACCATACTTTCTATGCCACCTCTGCCATGCTTTTCCGCAATTCATCTACATCATACACTCGTGAAGCCCATGCCTCCGCAAGAAATCTGAAACGATTGATAAGTGGAGAAGTAAGTGAGGAGTTTGTGGTCAAGCAGATACTCCGAACACTCTACCCGGATGCAGAAGGGGCATGGACTGATGAGCAATGGACAAATGCGCGTAAAAATGCCAAAAAGGAAATAAGAAGCGCATACGTTAAAAACACCGTCAATCTCGCCATGTTCGGTTGGATTCTTCCGTGGTTGTGGCGTATAGGAGGTGTCGCACCGTTACTCTTGCTCAGTGGAGATGAGGAGGAAAAAGCAAATCAATGGGAAGATGCCACTCGTCAGTCCGCGTTTGCTCCCATTGAGGGACTTGCATACGGCGATGTCATTTCAGACGGATTGAATATGCTGACCGGGGCTAATGAGAAATCCATATACAACCTCGGCAGAACCAATCCCATACTCAGTGATATAATGCAAGCTGCAAAAAAGGCAGACAAAGACCAAATGGCTGCTGCAAATGATGTCATCAATATCATTATCGGCATGGGTGTCGGAGTCAATCCGCAGACTATAACAGACTGGGTCTCGGCAATCATCGACTACAACTCTGACGTGCAAACGCAACATGAATGCGCGTTACTTGTTGCGCGTTTGTTGAGTTGCCCTCCAAGCCAGTTGGAAAAAATCTATTTTGAAGAGCTTGATATGACAGCGCAAGAGGCAAGCGAGATGACACCACAAGAGGTGGCAGAGCGTTACGCAGAATACAAAATGATGCGTGAAGCACCTCTAACCGGTTGGATGCGTTCAGATGAAGCCGAGGACTCAATAAGGACCCAACGCAAAGATAAAGTCCTTCGAGTAGCGAAAGAACGCATCAACAATAACGTAGCGACCGAGCGCATCAAGCAGTTGCTCTCAGAATATGACGCTGTTTCAAATCGTCAGACCGAAATCAACAAACTGCGCAAGACCGACAGAGAAGCGTTTGTTGCCGGGCGCAAAGAGTTGTTTAGAAGCGTTGATATGCGCACACATGGAAGAGTGAAGCGATATAAACGTGACATGAAACGATTGACAGACCTTTATTTAAAGGCTGGAAGTCGGGAAGAGCGCGATTCAATAGTCGGACTGATGTTCAGTACCCGTGACCGATTATTAGAAGATTTGGATAATACACAACAATAGTTAAATGATTGTGGACGATGCGAGGTATTACCTTTGCACCGTCCACAACATACCAACCGACAATGGCAAAGAAGAAATTACATAGAGCAAGCCGCGTGATGCCCAAGAGTGAAATGGACAGCGTGGCACACAGCAAGGGCCTGGGACGTAGCCGAGCCTATGATGTTCTTTGGCAGGCACAGCAGTATTGGCAGGCAATGGAAACATTCCGTCAAGACCGAGAGCGCAATAAGAACTACACCTACGGCAGACAGTGGGATGACTTGATATGCGTTGACGGCAAGATGATGAGGGAAGAGGACTACATCAAGTCGCAGGGCAATGTCGCACTGAAGAACAACCTTATCCGGCGAATGGTGCAGGCTGTACTGGGCGTGTACCGCAGTCAGGCCAAAGAGCCTACCTGCACAGCGCGTGACCGCGATGAGCAGAAATACGGCGAAACGATGTCAACCGTCCTGCAATGTAATATGCAGCTCAACCGCATGACCGAGATTAACGCCCGATGCATGGAAGAGTTCTTAATCTCCGGCTTTGTGGTACAGCGCAAGTGGTATGGCTGGCGCAACGATAAACTGGATTGTTGGACGGACTATGTTCAGCCTAACAATTTCTTTATAGATAACAATATGCGCGACTTCCGAGGTTGGGACGTGTCCTGCCTCGGAGAGGTGCATGACGTATCGTTTGAAGAATTGTGTGAGCGGTTCGCGCATAATCCGGCAGACTACAAACGGCTTGCGGACATATACAAAGATGCCCGTGACAAGAATGTATTAGGCGCGGCATTTGAATCTTTCGGTCATCCGTTGCAGGGATACTATGATTTCCTCGTTCCACGCGACATGACCCGATGCCGTGTGATTGAGGTGTGGCGCAAGGAGAGTAAACCGCGCTACCGCTGTCACGATGTCAACAACGGCGATGTGTTCAAAATCGAATTGGAGGACTATGAGGAATTTGTCGGCAGTGTGAACCGAGAGCGAAAGCGCGAGGCGCAGGAACTTGGCATGGATGAAAATGACGTTCCGCTGATTCAGTGCGAATGGTTCATGGACTCCTACTGGTATTATTATCTGCTCACTCCTTTCGGCGATATACTGGAAGAGGGAGAAACACCCTACGAACACAAGAGCCACCCATACGTTTTCAAGGCTTATCCGTTCATTGATGGCGAGATTCATTCTTTCGTCAGCAACGTGATCGACCAACAGCGATACACCAACCGCCTCATCACGATGTACGACTGGATTATGCGTGCAAGCGCAAAGGGTGTGCTTCTCTTCCCCGAAGAATGTCTGCCCAAAGGGATGTCTATCGAAGATATTGCAGACGAGTGGGCGCGGTTCAATGGTGTGATAATGATAAAACAGCCAAAGACCGGGACAGCCCTGCCACAGCAGGTTGCCAACAACTGTACGCAGATAGGCATTACCGAGTTGCTGAATATGCAGTTGAAATTCTTTGAGGACATATCGGGCGTGAATGGCGCATTGCAGGGCAAGCCCGGGTATTCGGGAATGTCTGCAAGCCTCTATAATCAGCAGGCGCAGAACGCAACAACTTCGTTGCTTGACCTGCTCGATACATTCTCCTCGTTCATAAGAGATGGCGCGACAAAGGATGTCAAGAACATTCAGCAATACTACGATACTCCGAGAGTATTCAACATCGCAGGAAAGAACTCAGCTATCGTTGAGTATGACCCACGCAAAATTCGTGACGTTGAATTTGACCTCTCTATTGTCGAAAGCACATCAACACCTGCATACCGCGCAATCGTTAACGATATGTTGATGGAGTTGTGGAAAGCGCAGGCAATCTCCGTAGAGCAGTTGCTTGAACATGGCGACTTCCCATTCGCAGACGGACTGTTGCAAAGCATCAAGAGCCAACGCGAACAACTGGAGCAGGGTCAGATGCCCGAAGGAATTTCACCCGAACTGGCACAGCAGGCACAGCAAGGAGCGAATATGCAAGCCGCACAGCAGGCACAACGCATGCTTGCGGCATAACGAACCCAGTACCAATCAGAAAACGGCCTCGGAAACGGGGCCTTTTCTTTTTTTAGCCGGTCCATGCTGTTTGGGGATAATCCGAGGCATATCCATTTCATAGAAGCAGATGTGCATACCGATAGCGCGTGTCATAAGCAAGTCATCATGCTTGCCGATGATTGCCCCATACGCGCCGTTCTGCTTACGCTCATAGGTTATATATTCCATCAGACAACGGTTGTCCCGTTCAGTATAGAGATGCTCTCTTATGACTTTGATAAGAGTCGAAATAACCATGGGTTTTGTTGCCACGTTGGTATGAAAACCATATTTGCGTGGAATGCCCTGCCTGATTTCATCCTCTGACTGTCTACGTGCATATAGATTAGGGTAGATTGCAGAAATCTGATTGAGAATATACTGCGACTGGTCCCCGCCCTCTATCTGTCTCTCCTTGTCATGGGTCTCCAATGTGTTGGATTCAATGACAAGCAATGATTCGTTGTAGTACGCCGCGACCTGCGCTGCTTTCCATGCAAGACGGTCTATATCGCAATGCCCGTACCACTGTGCTACGACAGCCGGCGGCAATCCCTCCATCATGTTGATGCGGTCAAAGACCACGATAACACTCCAGTCGGCTTTATCTGAGCGACCGCCAACGTCAACCACCGTAATATAACGGTCAGTCACTTCGTATTCATCATCCTTTTCAGGCTTTGCCCATATCCATAGCTGTCCTTGCTTGTCTTCGGCAAAACGTAGATTCTCTATTGCCTCGTCGCCTTCATCTTTATTTCCATATACATCACCTATGAAGCGAGGAGGACGACATTCACGCTCAAACTCGTCAACAAGAAGCTTGTCAAATACCATTGAGCCTGAATGCACGAACGCTTCATTGTCATCGGATGGAAACTCAGAAGCCATAACACTATGGGAGTTCTTGCCAGCTCTCTCTTCAACATACCAATGGATGGCTTCAAGCGTAGCTCCTTTCTGCCAGAGCCAGTATAGATACCGACCACTCTCCTCACGTTGTGACATCACATTATTGTTCTCACGGTTTACCCACAACCAATAGGCAAACTCCCACTTCTCTTTTTCCGAAGCAAATGGAAGCCTGTACTTCTCAATCTGAAACCATGATATGAAAAGCGAATCAAACTGGGATTTGACGGTAGGATCGGCAGCCGCCTTATATTCAGTATGGAAGAAATTGCCTGTGCCGTTGGCTGTTGACTCCATGACAATCATCGTGAGTGGGCGCAGCAGTATGCCCGAACAGGCAGAACGAACAATATCCTCCGGAGATTTGCCCTCAGTCTTCTTCCAGATGCCCACCTCTGATAAGTGCACCAAAGAGTACGCTCCTCCACGGCATCCGTCAGGACGTTCGGCAGTACCGATCTTGATCTTACACGAACGCTGAGGCACACGCGAAGTAGACCCGGACTTGCCGACCCCCACCATCTTCGGCTCATCATCAGAGTAGGTCTCCCCTATCTGATGCAGAAATTCTACAGGATAGTCACGAATCATCGTATCAAACATATCCTTTATTTCATCGGAAGCAGCACCTTGATGTGCGATGATTAGCGAGTTCAGTCCCTTCTTATGGAAGAACTGCAACCATGCCATATAAAGCTGTGTGGTCGTAGAGCCGCCCCATTGACGGGCTTTCAGCAAAATCAGGCGGATTGGCTTGCCTGCACGGCGCTTTTCCTCAAACCGAGAGACAAGTATGCGCTGCGGAAACCAGAGACGAAACAGCACATCAGAGCCGGCATCCTTGTTGTGCACCTTTACAAGCGTTGCGCACCAAAATGGAAAGTCATGTTTATAACGCAGACGGATGAATGTACGTGAGACCTTTGTATAGTCTTCATCATTAGGCACTGTATTCAATTCATCAGACAGGAAACGCTCTATTGACCCCCATTTTATAAGTGAGGCCACGAGCGGAATTTTAAGCATGTCAACCGGCAGCCATTGCACGGGGATAGCGAAATCCGAAATCACTACACGGACACGTTCACCGACCGAACCCTCACCTGTAACCGGGTCAAATATCGGGAACATCACCTCATTGCGGCTGTCATTCTCTGCTATTATCTTGTCAACTTCGCACATTGCAGACTATCGGCTGGCAGCCTCAAGATATTTGTGGCAGTCTTTATATCTGTCAAACTGGGCTTCATACCATCCTCTTTTGATGCGGTGAATGATTTCATCTACTGTTCGTGGTGTGAGATAAAATTTCGGAGCAGGTTGTCTTACTATGTCCGATACGAGTTCATACACCGTTTTCTCCGAATCAATTTGTCTTGCTACCAAAAACCTTCGATATATCTCCTCGAACATCTCTCGCTTATTGGCTCTCATCCGTGGAAGCTGCTTGCCTGATAGCATAGCCGATACAACGATGGAAGCCCTTTCCTCCGATACCCAGAACCGAATAGATGGCGAATCGGCTACCATCTGGAATATTTCCGGCATAATTATAAACCTTGCCTTGGCAAGTTGAATGCGAAAGGTACGCATTATATCTTCGTTCCTCTCACGCGTGAAATCCATTATGCTCCCAAAATGCTTCATTACAAAGGTGTTATCGTGGTGATTGGCTCTAAGACAAAATTAATCCTAACGTCTCACAAAACTTAAAAGTCAGTTCTACTCTTGTGGTCTTATTTTTGTACGCATATAATTCACAACCATAAGATTTCCAGTATAATGGCTGAAAACAAAGAAGTTAAGAGCAGACGTGACACTCAGCTGGAACGTATGCGCAAGAAATATCCCGACAAGAAATTCGAGGACGATGAGGAAATTTTCGGCACAATTTCCGATGATTACGACCAATACGAGCAAGAATTGGAGGGGTTTAAGGGCAGAGAAAAGACCCTCTCCGACATGTTTGCCGCAGACCCTCGCAGTGCGCAGTTCCTCACCGATATGCACAACGGCACTGACCCGGTTCTCGGTCTTGTGCGCAACTTCGGCGTGGAAATCAAGGACGTGCTTGACGACCCCGAAATGCAGGACAAGATTGCCGAAGCCAACAAGGATTATGTCGAGCGCGTAGCCAACTCCAAGAAACTGGACGAAGAGTATGAGAAGAACATGGACACCACTCTTGAAAATCTTCGTCAGTTCCAGGCCGAGCGTGGCATGAGCGATGAGCAGATTGACAAGGTCGTTGACCTTCTACTCGCTATTGTCCGTGACGGCGTGATGGGCAAGTTCAGCACCGAAACTCTTGACATGGCCTGCAAGGCTCTCAACTACGATGCCGATGTAGCGGCCGCAGGTGAAGAGGGCGAGATTGCAGGACGCAACGCAAAGGTTGTGGAGAAACTGCGCAAGAGCAAGAAAGGTGACGGCACAGCCCCAATCGGCGGCAAGAACGGACAGGGCGCAGCACCGATACGCAAGGAGCAATCTATGTTTGACCTCGCCAACGAAGCCATGTAGCCATGGACGGAGTTGTGGTACATTGCCCCGATGAGGGTTACAAGGTCACGCCGACAAGAGGTTCGGCAGGAATCCGCAGTCATGTTGCAGGCGCGACCGCTTCCGTCAGCAATCTTGCCTCCGCGACCGGTGGAATAGGCAAAGGCAATTTCATTGAAACCGACAATAAATAATCTTTAATCTCAAAATTTTCCAACCATGGACGGAGAAACAGTAAATGTTGGTGGGACAAATCCCACCCCGACCCCCGGCTCAGCCGGAGTCAGTTCGCAGGTAAGCGGAGCAGCCGCTACTGTGGGCAATCTCGCAGGGGCAACTGGCGGCATTGACGGTGGCAACCTCGTGCAGCCCGACCTTGACGAAGAACTCTACAAGTTTAAGGGCGATGACACCCCTCTCATGCAGATTGCGCTGAAAGCAAAGCGTGTCAAGGTAACATCGCCCGAAGTTGACCACTACATGATTGACGAGCCTCGCACCTGCGTGACCACAACCGCCGCCGTTGCCAAAGGCACAAGCAATCAGTTCGTAGTTTCCCTTGACGGCGACGACCAGCAGATTCCGCGCCCCTACGGCACGTTGCTTGCCGTTGGTGTTGACGGATATACCGAGGACGGGGGCAAGGCAACGCCCGGCAAAGACCTCATGCTGTTTGTTGTCGGTCACGACCCCACAACTGGCAACCCCATCTGTCGCGCCGTGAACGGTCCCAAGTCAACCACCGATGCCGAGTATTGCACCACACCTGCAATTCCTGCCGGAACGAAACTCATTCTGCTCGGCAACGCGCTCTATGAAACGCAGAAGAAGGTTGACCCCGACCTGTTCGTTCCGCAGCCCACTCGCGTGTTCTTGCAGAAGCGTGGCATGAACCGCATCGTGTCGGACTACTTCGATGCCGTCAAGAAGCGTATCCCGTTCACCAAGGCAATCATCGCCGAGGCCGCACTCACCAAGTTCAAGTGCGACACTAACCGCTCCCTACTTGCCGGACGCAAGGGCAAGATTAAGGTGAACACGCCCGAAGTCGGCGTGCAGGACATCTACTTCTCCGAGGGCGTGCGCTATCAGGTGAAGAAAGAGATTCAGCACATCGGCAAGTGGACTTACGAAGAGTTCATCGCCCTTGCCAAGATGTTCTTCACCGGCGAGGACGTTCCGAGCAGTGGCCTGGCCCTCTGCGGCAAGAACTTCCTTGAGAACATCCAGTGCATCGACTTCTCGAAGCACCCGGAGGTCAAGATTGACGTCAAGACCAACAAGTTCGGATGGACCGTTACCGCCATTCACACCGTGTTCGGCGACATCGAGTTCAAGCGTGAGCCGACCTTTGACCGCCTCGGATGGAGCAACTCGGCATTCCTGCTTTCGCCCGACCGCCTTGTACGTTACGTTCTCGCCGCCGAACACTCATCGTCTGACCGCGTGGAGGGCGAAGAGGCAACACGCGAGAGCATTCTCACATGGGATGCAATCGCCCTCAAAGGCTCGTGCCACTTATGGATCAACGGCGAGGACACCACCGCCAACGACAACGTCAACGAGGACGCAGCCCACTATCTGTTCTATGAAGGCTCTACCGCACCCGAATCCCCGGTTGACGGCGGTATCTACTACCTGCTGAGCGACTGCCCCGGTATCGCAGTCACCGCTGTCAAGGGTACGCTTTGGCGAGCCAAGAACACTACCACTACCACTGGTGAGGGTGCGTCCGCAACCACCAAGACCACAACAACGTGGAGCGAGTATGAAGTTGGCGATGTAATCAGCGTCTAAGCCCATCAAGACTAAGTAATCAACACAGAGGCGGATTGGTAGCAATGCCGTCCGCCTCTTTTCAAATAATGCCACAACGATGAAAAAAAAGAGAATAACTTACGGCGTGTCGGGCATGATGGAATATCAGTGCATCATCCGCTTTGGTAAGAATACCCTCAAGGTAACATTCACTGGAGGCAGCATGAATGCCATCGGCGTGACCCCTGCCACATATACAACCAATAATTTCCTCATTCAGCAGGCAATAGAGAATAGCAACGAGTACAAGCGCGGACGCATCCGCATGGTCCGAACCATAGAACTTGCTGAAGAAATACACATCGAGCGCCCCAAGCCTGCTACTGCAATCGTAGAGCGAAGCAAACCTGCGCCCATGGCAGAAGCCGAGGACATTTCAGAAGAAGCCGAAAAGATTACCGAAGACAATGCCGAGGACGGTGCGACATCAGAGGTATTGCCCGAAGAGTCCGCGCCGACCGTACCGCTTACGCAGGTGGAGTTTTCGTGCAACGATGACGCAAAAGACTATCTTGAGCAGACATTTGGATTTGTGCGCTCCAAACTCCGCAACCGAGAGGACATTGTCAATGCAGGCAAGTCTCGTGGAGTGGAGATAAACTTCGTGTAATCGTTCTGGTGGCATGGTGTATAAAATCCGACATATTTTGCGTGATGTCCGCATCGCCATAGACCAGAATATGACGAGTGAGCGGCTCATAGAGACGGAGGATATGGAGACTCTGACTCTTGATGACATCATACGGTCCAAAATCACAGAAGCCGTGCGTCGCGTTGAGTGCGCAGCCCCTGCACATCTCCTTGAGGAGGGACACAATTTCGGCGACGCTGTATATTGGGAGGGGCTTGAAAGCGGCTGGGTACTTCTGCCTGACGATTTCATGCGCCTTATCGCTTTCCGCATGAGCGACTGGGAGCGCACGGTGTATGCGGCTCTCTCGGCTGATGACCCACAGTATGCAAAACAGTCATCGCGCTACAAGGGCATAAGGGGGAATGTGCAGAAACCCGTATGTGCCATAGTCAACCGCGCGGAGGGGAAAGCTCTGGAGTTCTATTCATGCAACAGCAGGGAGGCATATGTGTCACGCGCTACATATCTGCCATATCCCTGCATTGATGGGCATGACGGCATCGACATATGCGAGAGATGCTACACTGCGGTCATCTACACCATAGCTGCATTAGTATTAACCACCTACGGAGAGGACAACAAGGCATCTTCTTTGAACGACTTAGCAAAATCAATTCTTCAGCAATGAGCATGATACCGACAAAGCAGATAGACGGAGACGTTGCGGTAGGGCGCAATGTATCGGCCGGAGGCAATGCTGCCGTCAAGGGAAACCTGAAGGTCGGCCACAACGTCATCATAGACGGATGGCTGACGGCAAAGAATGTCACGACACAATGTAAGGGCGTGTTCCGCTCCATATCAGAAGTCAAAGCGGCTGCAACGGACCCCAAGCCGGGAGATTGGGCGATGATAATTGTCACGGACGAAGCCAATGAGGTGTCCTTGCAGTTTCTGCTATGGGACGATGCAGCCAAGGACTGGGAATACATGGGCGATATATCCAAGTCTACGCACACATTTGAGGTGGATATATACCCATATGTCAACTACCTGGAATCGGCCATTCTGTCCATGACAAAGCAACATGAGGATGACATTGCTTCACTCAGGGAGAGGATAGATAGTGTCATCGGCGATGGTGCTTCGGATGCGATAGATAATTTTGCCGAGGTGCTGAGATTTTTGGACGGACTCAACGATGACGAGACTCTGCAAGGGAAGCTCGCTGAAATCAATACGACGATAACAACTCTGACGGAAGATACGGAAATAATGGAGCAGCAGATTGCCTCCATCGCCATCTATCCGTTCAGCGGCCTAATCTACGATGCCACAGAAGCACTGTCACACCGGACGGACACGGTGTGGTATTCTGTCAAGGAGAGGCTGTTTTTCCACGTCGACACGAGCGGCACCACCATCAGCAAGCACAACGCCTACCATGTGGGCGACACCGAGATACGCGGCGACATGCTCTTCCGCTGCGGCGGCACCCTTTACACCAAGGGCGCGGACAAATGCCTTAAGAAATTCGTCTCAGAGGAGGAGCTTGCCGACATAATCAAAGAGACGACCGCCAAGCGGCCTGAAACCGTCGTGCTCTCAGAGAGCGAGTACGAGGTCAAGGCGGCCGCCGGCGAGCTGTCGGACGATGTAATCTATATGACATACGAGGATGATACTGGACAATGACAAGGAAATCACCGCCGTCATCGTAGGGCGGCGCATCGTCACGGCTGTCTACTTCGGCGCACGGCTCGTCTGGCAAGCACTGAGGGACTGCATAGCCGGAGGATGGTGGCAGCACGGCCACGGATGGAGCCGCGGCACAGGCTGGTGCCGTTCGCGCAGACAACAGCAACCATAAACCAAACACACGCAATATATGCCTACAAAAAAACTCACAGTGGTCACCAGACCGATAACATCGCTCTCTGAGCCGTGGCACGACGAGCAGCGCGGCGAGTGCCACGACCTGGGTGACATAGAGACTTTCCTCAAGAAGATGCTGACGGAGCTTTCCGCCAGGAAGGTTGGATGCTTCCACCCGACGACAAACGACGACAAGACGGTCACGCTCCGCGCGTTCGCCTCCGAATCCGACCGCGACGAGTGGCTTGCATCCCCCGGAGAGCACGCCTCGCTGGTGCTTTCGGAAGTCACGTTCTCCGCAGGAGGCGCGAGCGAAGACCGATACATACTGTCGGCTCGCGTCACATCTCCACTCAGGACCACGGTCGTCAAGGGAGGCAGCAACCCAATGACGTTCTCCTACCGCTCCCTGTGGGGAGGCAACGCCGACGACCACGACACCACTCCCGGCACAGCCACGGTCAGCGTCAACGGCACAGTGATAGAGCAGCTGCAGATGTCGCTCATGTCGGGACAGTCATACACCGTAGATGTGGGTCCGTACCTGACAGAGGAGACAAATACTGTGGAGCTGACGGTGAGGAATGCCCACGGATCATCACGCACTTTCACATCCACCGTCCGTACTGTGACGCTCGATGTCGGCTTTGACAACTTTGACCAGAGCATTCCGCGTGATGCCGCATGGACGCTGCGCATCAGAGCCACAGGCGCGGAAGCTCTGGTGCATGTGGCGGTGGACGGTGTGGAGACAGATACCGCTACAGTCACAAATTCCACACGCGAAATCACCATAGACCCATCAGGACTGCTGCTCCCCGGTGTGCATACGGTCAAGGTGTGGGGAGAGAATGCCGCATACGGACTGACATCAGAACCGGTGGAGGCATGCTTCATCAAGAAGGGTGCAGCTGCCATAGCTTTTGCGTCAGGTACGGCACGGAATGTCAAGCTATATGACACAGCCTCGATACCTTATTTCATGCTGCTGCCCGACAAGGCAGGGCAGACGGTGGATGTCACATTCACCCTCACAGCCTCTGACGGCACGGTGCTTGCAGCTCCGCGTCCTCAGAGAGTCGCGCTTGACAATGCCGGTGCTTCGGGCATAGTGGATGCACGTTTCACTGCCGATGATGCCAAGGCTCTTGCCGGGTCGCCTGTCACCCTGACTGTCAAGGCCGGTGCTGTCAGCGATACTGTCACCATAGATATACTGTCCTCAGGCACTCTGCTTGAGGCTGCCGACGAGTGCAAGGTAGAACTGCTTGCTGCCGGACGTTCAAACTCCGATGCTGACGCGCAGGAATGGGCAAGCAGCTACGGCGGAGAGGTGACATGCCATGTCACACGTTCACCTGGCTTCATCCTCGGCAACGGTGCCGGATTTGACGGCGAGGCTTACATCATCCCTGCCGGCGAGTACATCACACTGTCGGGATTCCAGCCGTTTGGCGAGGATTTCTCAGCCAACGGCACCCGACAGGGACGCACAATAGAGATTGAGTATGAGCTGCGCGACTGCACCGACTCGTCGGCAGTCGCCGTCAGCTGCGAGGACAACGGCACCGGATTCACCGTCGGAGCTTCAGAGGTCGCCCTGATGTGCGGCCAGAAGATAGTGACGCCGGTGACCCCGGGGCGCAGGGTGCGCACAGGGTTTGTCATCGAGGGTGCCACGCGCCACTGCGTCAACAGACTCGTTGACGGCACGGTGACTGAGCTTGATGCAAATGTGGCGTTGCTGTATATCAACGGCGTGGGTTCGCGTGTGATGGACTATGCAAACGCTTCGTGGAAGCAGCCGACACCCAAAGAGATACGTATCGGATGTCCGGATGCTGCTGTGGCTCTGTATGCGGTGCGCATCTATGACAAGGCTCTGACCGATAGACAGATGCTTGGGAACTTCGCATTTGACACTCCTGGTGCTGAGGCAAAACAGGAGATTGCCCGGCGAAATGATATACTCGACTCCAACGGCAACGTGGAGTTTGCCAAGGTGCGCACCGCTC